CACACGAGAGCGGCCGTGGTCCTGATGGACCTGCCGGACCCTGCCAAGCTGACCGAGCCGCAGCGGCGGGGAAGTGACTGCCTCTGGTGCAGGGTCCCCCTCACGGCCGTGACTGCCGTCGATCTCGGCGAGCGCCGGCACCCGCTGCACTGGTTCCCGCGCTGCTGCCCCACCTGCATACGCGACCAGGACCGGCACCACGTCAACCGGTGCGAGACCTGTGTGGAGGAGCCCGGCGCCTGCCAGACCGCGGCCGCCTTGAAACAGCTCGTACGGGAACACGCCCGGTGAGCCCCCTACACCGCACCGAAGCCGAAGCACGCGAGTGGACAGCACGCGACACGATGCTCGACCACGCCGCCGGCTGCCCGGACTGCCGTGAGCGTCGGGCACAAAGCGACCCCGCCGGCGTCTGCCCGGAGGGCGCGCGCCTGATCCAAGCCCACCGTGTCGTCGCCCGCCAGGCCCGCCAGGAGGACTCCCAGTGAAGCGCACCGCCTCTACGGCCCGTCCGGCCCGTCAACCGTATGTGGCCGGCCCGAACGGTCACGGCTACTGCTGGAAGACGCACCCGACGCAGGGCGTGCACTGCAACCACCCGATCGGACACCAGGGGCCGCACCAGTATCCGTATGTCCGGCCGCCGATCCGCTGGTCCTGAGACCCCCTCGCGCCGACCCTGAGGCGTCGGCGTGAGGGTGGCCGCCCCGCGTTCGTGCCGGGAAGGGGCGGCCTGGTGTGGGCCCGCCGCTGCGACCCCCGAGGCGGCGGGCTCACCGCACCAGATCCGCGAGCGGCACACCGAGGGCGTCGGCGATGAGCAGCAGGTCGACGAGGGTCGGGATGCTGCTGGCGACTTCGTAGCGGTGGATCGTCTTGTGGTCGCGGCCGATGCGTTCGCCGAGCTGAATCTGGGAGAGGCCCGCCTGGCGGCGTGCGGTGCGGATACGTTCCCCGATCTGTCGGCGGCGGTAGGGGACCCAGTCGGGCATGGGGTCGAGAGGCACCCGCCCACGCTTGATCGATCATGGACGGAAGTCTTTACCTGCCCAGGTAAATCTTGCGATCTTGGGAACCTGCCGGATACGTGCAGACGTCATACAACCCAATGCAACGTTTGCATTCCCAAGAACGGCCCGCCTCCGCAAACTTCCCAGGCGACCGGAGACCGGGCCAAAGGGCCCCCAGCCGCACGGCTGGGGGCCCTGTTACTTCCACTCGATCCGCACCGCGTCCGCATCCCAGTACGCCCCACCAGGCTGCCGCCCAATCCGCGCGGGAAGAACCCGCACCGTCATCGCCCAGTCGACCGCCGCACGCTGCCGCGCCAGATCCAGCCCCGCCCAGTACGCCTCAACGTCATCGGCACCGACGAGACCCGCTACCGGGTTCACCTTCACCGCGGACGCCAGCAGGGCCTCAGCCCGCTCCTTCCTCGCCCGCGCACCCGAACGAGCGACCCGCCACTCCTGCATGTCAATCTCACCCGCACCGAACGCCGCAGCCAACTCGTCCAGCTTCTCCCGCGCCGCCTTCAGCTCCACCTGCGCCGCCTTCACGTCGACCCCGTCCTCCTCCCGCCCAGCAAACAGCTCGGCAGCATCGGGGGCCTTGACGCGCCGCAGAAGGTACGCCTGCACCCACTCGTCGAGGAGGACGAGGTCCCGGAGCACGCAGTTGTTCTTGCGGCACTTGTACTTGGCCGGCTTACCGCCGCCCTTCGAGAACGAGGTCAGGGCCTCCCCGCACACCCCGCACAGGTAGAGCCCGCTGCCCAGATGCTTGCGGACGTTGGAGGCGGATGGGATCCGGGACGGGTCGTCGAGGACGGCGCGCAGGCTCCGCCATGTCGGCTCGTCGATCGCCGCATCCCACTTTGACGGGCCCGCCTCCTCGCCACGATGCTGCAGGATGCCCGCGTTGCGGGGCCGCTTCAGCATCCGCACCAGGCTGCTGCCGTCCCACACCGCTCCGGTCGAGGTGCGCAGGCCGCGGTCGTTGAGGTCGGCGGCGAGGGCCCGGACGGACGCGCCGGCGAGGACCGCTTCGGCCGCCTCACGGATGACCGCGATCTCTTCAGTGATGGGGGTGATCCCGTCGGCTTCCCAGCCGTAGGGGCGGGGGCCGCCGGACCATTCGCCGCGCTGGACTTTCTGGTCGCGTGCCCGACGCTGACGCTCGATCATCCGCTCGACTTCGTAGCGGGCCATGGCCCCGAGTTGGCGGGCCTGCCAGCGTCCGGTTGCGGTGGTGAGGTCGAGGGCTCCGGCTTTGACGGTCCGGGTCTGCACGTTCCGCGGCTCGCACACGTCGATGTACTCCTCCAGTTCGGAGGGGCGTCGGTGGAGGCGGTCGGTGTGCCAGGCGATGACGGTGCCGTAGAGGCCGGTGCGGAGGTCGTCGAGCATCTGTTGGTAGTCGGGGCGTGGTTTGCCGCTGTAGGCGCTCAGGTCGTTGTCGGTGTAGACCTTGACGACGGTGAGGCCAAGGTCGGCGGCAAGCCGCTCGCAGTCTTCGCGCTGGCGGTCTACGCCGAGGCCGCCGCCTTCGCGGTCTTCGCTCATGCGGCAGTAGATGCAGGCGAGTTGCGGGTCGGCTGGGTCTCGGCGCATGCCTCATCATGACACGCTAAGGGTGGGCTTCACACGCATTCGGCAGGCCGAACGCGAAGGAAACCCACCCCTAACGGTGCAGGTCAGCGGCCCGCGAAGCTCAGCATGGCCGCAGACAGGCCGGACCGGGACGGATCCCGGGACCAGATTCCGAGGGTCGTCACCCGCTCGGCGTAACGGTTCATCTCGTCGAGGAGCTCACGCGCCATGGACCCGGGGCGCACGATCAGGAGGGTGAGATCTTCGAGTTCGACCTCCATCATCATCCGGCCCTCGGGGAGCTCGAACGGTGGGCAGCCTGGGGGCAGTTCGTCACTGAAAACGATCTGCGCTCGGACCGTCTTGCGCGCGGTGCTGGCGGTGCAGTGTTCCGGCATGGGACCCCCATGGACGTGCCGCTTCTACAAATTCGATAGCACGCACGTTCGAACTGGATGCCCGTGCAGGCTACCTCAATCACACGCTTCCCAGGCGGTCCGCCAATGCTGCCATCCCGGCCGGATTGCGACTACACCCCGCCAATAAGTACTACCGGCAGTGACCGCCATGGCCAATGATCACGGCGGCGAATATGCCAGATGTCCGGATTAGCGACCCTCGGACAGCGACCTCATGAGAGTCCGGATCGCCTCACGCTGACCAGGCGTCAGCCGGTCAGCATCCGCCAGAAACGCCCGCACCTCAGCCGACTCGCCAAACACAGGCTCAGACCCGAAGAATTGGGCGCTCGCCGCGTCCTGAAGAACACCTACCGGCACATCAAGGCCGGCCGCCATGCCGCGGAGCATCTCGTACGACGGCGGCTCGACACTCTCGCCCGTGACCAGCCGGTGCAGCCAGCTCCCCTTGACGGTCTGCTCGCCTGATTCGGGGTCCACGCAGCGCGCTGCCAGCCTCTCGTAGCCGAGGCCGATCTCTTCTTTCCGGCGCGCGACGATGTCGCGGAACTGGGTCCGCCCGCTCGTCGCCTTGGAATTTCGCGCTGCCATGACGGTCATGATGCCACTCCGGTGGGTCTCGTGGGCTTGGGGGTGTCCACGCGATCAGGGGGGTGTGGCTGACAACCCCCCTGATAACGCAAGGCTCTTTACCCTGCGCGCTGGACAGAGTGTCCACGTAAATGGATGGCGCGCACTAGGGCGCACAGGTTCTTTGGCGGATTTCACACTCGACCATCCAAGACAGTGGACAGAGCGTCCACGCCATGCAATGCTTCAGTCATCCAAGCGGTGCAACACCGCAAGGCGATTCATTGCATGAGGTGGACGAGTGACCACATCCATCCCCGCCCAACCCGCCCAAGACCTCCTCTTCGTCGTCGACGCGGAACTCCTCGAACGCCTGATGAAGCGCACCAAGACCGGTGCCGAGATCAGCGGGCGAGAGCTCACCAGGCTGGCCGGCATCGCCAGCGGCACCATCAGCAACGTCCTGACTGGCGAGCGGCCCCGACTTCAGGGCTCCACGGTCGCTGCGATCTGCGACGTGCTTGGCGTCGAGCTGATGGTGCTGTGCACCCCGGTCGAGCGGCTGGAGCCCGCCGCAAACCGGCTTGCTGAGCTGAGCGCGGCATGAGCAAGCCGTTCTCTCTCGCCGACGCGGAGGCCACCTTCGGCCCCGACAACACCAAGCGGGTCGACGACAGCGTCGCTGCCGCTCCCCCGTGGAGCCCCGAGCAGGTCATGGCACTGCGGGCCCTGTTCGCCGCTTCTCGTGCGGCTCGGCCGGCGGACAAGCCGGCTGACGCTGCTTGATCCCTTTCACGCCGATGGCCCGCCCGACTTCCCGGCCCGGCGAGCCAACGACTTCGGCAATCCACCAGATCTCATCAAAGGAGTGGATCACCTTGAGTAATCCTACCGATTTCCCCGGCGAGAGCGTCCGTGTGATGACGCTGCCGGAGGCCCCTCTGCCGTCGCCGTATGGCAGGCAGCGGGACAACGCGACTGCGGTGCAGGCGCTGATCGACCGGACGGGGCTGCCCGCGCCGTCGATGGTGCCGGAGCCCGATGTGGTGCGGGTGATGCTCGCGGACATCGACGACATGGCGTCGTGGCTGACGGAGTTGGGTGGCCGCGTGTCGTCCTACCCGACGCCGGGTGTGCGGGCGTGGCGCCTTCAGACGGCGCTACCGGCGACGCGGGCGCGGGCTGCGGTGGCGATCGAGGTGTACGCGCTGGCGACGTCGACGCAGGACATCCTGCCCGTGCTGCGCAGTGCGGCGGTGGCCGCATGAGCGCGGACGGGTCGATCACGAATCTGCCGGATGCGGTGGCGGCTCGGGGTGCGTTGCCGATGCCGGTCGCACCGGAGCCGAGGTCGGAGATGGACCAGCTTCGCGATGACGTGATGGGTGCGTGTCTGGCTCGGTGGGAGGAGGAGCAGGAGAACGCGCGCTTGCGGCTGGCGTTGGCGTCGGCGCAGCGCGGGCGCCGTGCACTGCGAGCCGAGGTCGCCGCCCTGCTTGAGGAGCGGCACCGGACGAACGAGTGGGCCGACGACGCGGCCAAGGCTCTGCGGGCGAACAGGGACCGGATCGCCGAGTTGGAGCGCCCGGCCGTGGAGCGGCATCGCGTCGAGGTTCGGGACTCGTACCGTCAGTTGGCCGCGCAGGCTCGCCAGGACGGGGACTACGAGGGCGAGGCGGTCGTCCTGCAGCAGCTCGCGGAGCGCGAGGCGGTGTGGGCGCGTGAGGACGAGTTGGCGAGGGAGTTCGCTGTTGATCCTCTGGCGATGAAGCCGTACGTGCCGGGCCCGTCGGTGGGTGCGTCGGTGGACAAGCTGACGAGGCTGCTGGCGCCGTCGCAGGCGTTGCGTGAGCCGGAGGGCGAGTTTTACCCCTTCCTGCACAAGGGCCGGGTCCCGCACGACCTGCCCGAGACGGGCGGTGCTGGCCGTGGCTGACTTCTTCGAGTACGTGCGGAAGGCGGCCCGCGAGGCTGGGTTCGACATCGACAGCCCGCGCGGCGGCGGCAAGAAGGCCCTCGCCGAGGCGACTGGCATGTCGCAGGCCAGCGTCAGCCGGATGCTCGCTGGCTCCACCGTTCCCGAAGCGTCCCATCTGTCGCAGTTGGCCGACGCGCTGGGCGTACCGCGCAACGAACTGCTGAACCTCGCAGGGATCGCCACCGACGAGAAGGCCGAGGCCGCCCGCCCGATGGACGTGGCCCGCTTCGTGAGCGCCAACGTTCGGCGGCTGCGACAGGCGCGCGGCTGGACGCAGGTGGAGGCCGCTCAGCGCTTCGCGGCAATCCACGGAGAGCACTGGTCGAACGCAACGTGGTCTCAGGCCGAGCAAGCGCACAGCGGACGCCAGCGGGTGTGGTCCGTGGACGAGCTGGTGTCCATGGCA